GGATTTAAAGTACCCTGTTGCTCTTTTGCAAAGCTTACTACATCAGCAAATTTTAAATCAGGATTTTCGAATTGGGCTGCACGAAACTTATCTACAAAACCTCTAGCTTCACCTACACCACCAATACTTTTAATTATTTGAGATGCCCTACCTATATCGCCGTCCGGTACTAGACTACCTACTAGATCAAGAGCTTCTCGTGCTTCCCTAGATTTCTTATCATACCTTGTTGATCTCTCTAAATTACGAGAGAGAGCGGCCTCTAGGTTTTTATCAAACCTATCTTTATTATCTTTTATATGTGTCTTTAATGCTTCATCAGTACTAGTAGCAAAACCCTGAACAACACCTTTTCCAAAATCACCAAATAAATCCATCAGCTTCTCCTCGCCATTAACCCAGTAGGTTCAGTCACAGGTTCTTCTGCTTCTTCCTCTACCTCTTCAGGCATTTCAGGTTCTTTATCCTTACTAAAGCCATCTAATGTTTTATCCCTGAGTTCTGTTTCCATTTTAATTTTTGCTGCTTGCACAATATTATTTTCTGCTCTTTCGGGGTCAAGCTTTTTTGTACCCATGTTATAATCAATGTTGGCAGTGTCACCTATAAGAGCAATGATTTCCATAAGAACTGGTAACATAAGCATACTAACATCTAGTGTATGCTTACCCTCCATTACGCCATGCATTTGCATAATGTTAGCTAATTCAGTTACAGGAACCCCCATATCCAGAACATTAATTATTTGATCTGCTACTTCATCTGAAGATAGTCGTGTTACATAATAATTCATAGCATCATCAACAGTCGAATACTGTGGTGGGTTCTTATATGCCCGACCCCCCGGCTCTGCAGTTAAACTACTGCCGGGAACAGCGGCTAGGAATGAAGGTTCAGGTTGTATCATTTTTAAATATGTCTCTCTTATTTCTAACAGAATTAAAATATTCCTGCATTAAATTCTTTGGATCATTTGGCCTTATCATTGAAGGTTCATCAGGCCGTTTAACTAAACCTTTTCTTTTAGAGGTCGTAGTTTTGCTCATATCCATATAAAACATATCTTCATAGCTTTTGTATAGCTGTGCCCCATAATTCTTGATCATATTAAAAGAGCCTTCCATGTGTTAACTCTATAAAAGCCTGTTTTTAAATCTTTAAAGACTAAATCAGGATAATATTTTTTAACGTCTTGTGCAATTACGCCTTTGACACGCCTACTATTTACACCAAGTTTTTTAGAAAGATCGTTCCAGTCCCACGAAAATAAACTAATACCAGAATCTAATTTTTTTATTAACTTTACATTATCTTTTAATCTAATATCAGAGAAACCAAAAATACCACCAGCCGCGCCGCTAGTTATTAAAGAAGACCCTAGTGTACCAATTAATCCACCGACAGCTTGACCAGCAGCGGATGATCGACCGGCCTCTGCAACATCTGTTTGAGTCTGAGCAGTTAGTTCAGCTATAGCTAAGTTTGAATTTCTATCCAGTTCATTCTCAGCACTATCCTGTGCTAACTCAATTGCATCTGCAAAAAAAGTCCATAAATTATTATATGCATTATTAGATATATCTAGTACAGCTTTAGCATTAAGCTCGTTAGAACGATTTACCTGTGCAGTAGCAGCAGTAGCTACACTTCTACGCCAGACTGCATTACTCTGATCAACTACTAATTGATTTCTTGAGTTGAACTGATCTCTTTGATTAGCCACTTCCTGATTAAATCGACTAATAGTATTTACCTGCCCTGCATTAAATTGCTGTTGAGCATTACTCTGAGATGTGTTAAACTGATTTGTTTGCGTAGCTAACTGAGCAAAGAACTGATCTATTTGATTATCACTAGTTGCATTAAATTGTCTAGCTGCATTCTCTGCTGCTGCATCAGTAAGAGTAGCAGCCGTTCTTTGCTGGGCTTTAAATAAATCTGTTTGCTGTTGGATGGAAGCATCAGTCAAATCTACTTGTAAAAAATTCTGGGCATTCTGTACTGCTGCTTGCTGCCTATTATTTAAACTACTTGTTTCTAATTGAGAAACTGAAGCGGCCTCTGCCATAATCCTAGCCTGATTGTTACTAAGATTACTTAAATTAATTGTGTGTACTTGACGAGAATTTTCAAGTACTATCTGTTGGTCTGCCGTAAAATTGGCATTAGCAATATCACCAACTCTAGCTGCATTCTGAACACGAGATTGAAAGGTTTGATCAAACTCCTGACCTATAAAAGCTGCCCTCTGTTGTGCCGATAGCATAGCTCTCTGTTGTCTGTTAGATAAATTCTGTCTTTGAAACTCTGCTTGTATAGAAGCATCTGCCTGTGCAATAGGAGTAGCAGCTTCTAACGCAGCCTGTACGAGAGCCTGTCCTGTTAAACTAGAGGCCCCTAAACCCCGTTGAGCCATCCTCTGTGTAGCTAAACGCAATGCACCAGCAGCCCATTGTGGTGGATTAGCTGCGTCGAAATTTTCAGTTAAGATTGCAAGCTGGCCTTGAACAGTAGCCTTATCATTGGGGGTAGCTTCTGCTGCCTGTATCTGCTCAGTAAAAGCTGCTGCTGTTTCAGCATTAGCAGAAGGGCTTACAAGTTCTCCAGCTTGTATCTGTCTTTGTACAGTATTTTGTGTGGCTACGGCTGTGCCTTGTGCCGCTTGTATATTAGATACTGCAGAAGTATTTTGTTCTTGCCCTGTTATCCCCGCCTGCTGTCCTACTTGTGCAGCGTCGAAGGGCTGTATAGCAGCTTCAACACCTGCAGCAGCAGTTTGTGCATCCCTTTTAGTAGCTTCAAATTGTGGTGCTGCACCAGCTAGTCCTGTTTGAGCTAATGCCACTCCTGCTGATCTATCTCCTGCTACTTGACCACGAGATGGATCAATAAACTGTTGTTGCTGTAATTGTGTACCTACGGGTGTTACTGTTCCGCCAAAAGGAGTAGAAGGCTGGAATGTACGCCTTATACTTTCGTCTGTAATTGAGCTACCTTCAGCCGTTTGTGCCGGTAGAAACTGAGGAGTACCAACTCCTGTTACTGCTGGTGCTGCTAATCCACCTGTCTGATAATTCTTTCTTGTTGGAACCATGCCACCCTTAGCCATCTGTAAAGCTTGAGTTTTATAATGATTCATCATCTTACCAGCATCTGGGTTTTGCTCTAAGAACTTTCCATACTCTTTTGCTGCCGCTGGTGATCCATCTACAGGACCAGTATAACCAACAGATTTAGCTAATCTTTGACTTGCTTCATCCGTAAACCTTAATGTTCTTTTCTTTGGCATTATTCACCCGCTCCCTTAGTACTTAACATTAAGTCAAGCTTATCTTCTAAACGTCTTAATGAGGTCATTATCCTATCTTGAGCATCGCGCATATCTTCTTTAGTAGAATACTCTTCTCGTGTTCTAGCTAGTAGAATATCTATTCTCTTAACTTCCTGCTGCAATGAACGAAAAGCAAACAATGCTGGAGCAAGTACAAGAGTTAGTAAAACATTCCAGAAGAGCATTGCAGTTATTTCCATAATATAAATATTCCCACTACTAAAAATTTAAAGCACTATTATTAATTAAGCGATATAACATTCTCTACAAATTTATATTCTGACAATGTACTAGCGAAATCAATACTGTGTATTCTTGCTTCTATACTTCTTTGCCAGAACTTAATAAATTTAGTTAGCTTAGGATACTCTGGCACTATATCATACTGTTGAAATACAAACTCCTGAAGAATGTGATCATAATCAGGTAGGTAATAAATCACCTTAATAGTAGTTAGATCATTTTCTATTAAATAGCTCAAATAATGTCTGCACTTTATCTTCTAATACTTTTACACGCACTAGTATTTCCGCCCTAAAGGCTACCCCTACTGCTGCAACAGCGATTACCCCAGAGAGTATTGGCCATATGTCTACTACTTCTTTCATTCAAGATGATTTATCTAGCTATTTACTTTTTATAGCCTACTAGCAGCATCACGTTCTGTACGGGTCTTGTAATCATCTCGTGCAAGCAATGCTGTGATTAGCCCATCATCCGTAGCGGGCATAGTCTCAACGGATTCATCAGCTTTTAAAACTACTGCCGCCTGTCCTACCATACGTTTCTTGCAGTTATCTATCTTGCCAACTACTGCCGTCTGTACCCAATCGTCAATGTCCAATAGGTCATTCAATAATACCTTTTCATCAGCATCGCTGATATTAACTGTAACTGTAGTCATAATTTATTCTCCTTTATTAACAAATCAGAGTGACTGTCATAAACGATTCCCCACCCGTTGTCGCGGAAATATCAGTTTGAGCGGTGCCGTCAGATTGATAGATGAACATCTTGAAGGTATCACTAGCATCCATATCTACTACCCATGACCCAGTTTTGGTCAAATACGCTGGATCGGCGGCATATGCTGCCCCGGACCAAATATTGTAATGGCTACGATTTGATGAGATGAGCCCTAGCTGATAATTACCGGCGGCGGTATCAACATTTTCTACCCAAATACTGTAACATACCAGATATTTTCCTGTGATTGGTGCGGTGAAGTTGGCACCTGACATATCTCCATTAACATCATAAACCTCTGTTCCCCAAGCAATATCGTGAGTAGAACCGGTGGAGATGTTAGTCATAGTTGTTTGAAGTTTGGTAAAAACAGCGGGCTGTAATGGCTTGATAATAGCACCAGTTGCATCAAACACCATGTGCGATGTCGTGCCTACCGCACTACCAAGCCCAATCCTCAGTTCATCAGCAGTATCGTCTAAGCCAATGTAGTAATCTTGAGCATTGCCATCAAATACAAGCTTAGTATCTTCAGCCCCTGCATCACCAATAGTTATAGAGGGTGAAGTACCTTTTACAGTTAAAGCATTTCCATCAAAAGTTAGATTAGCTTCACCGTTTAATCCCGATCCTGTTGCAGTTGCAACATAGTTGTTTGTATTATTCGCAATTGTAGTACCAGCATAAGTTTTTATTCTGGAAGCTGCCGTTTTCCTAAGAGTTCCTCCCGCTCCATCATCTAATAGAAATAGATCAGCATCGGCAATCGCACCACCTATGTCCGTATGCCCCGTAAGGATAGCAGTATCTAATTTAGCGGCTGTTATAGTAGCATCACTAGGCGTGCCAATAGCTAACTGCTCACCCATCGCTACCCCAAAGAAGTTATCACCAGAAGTAGGAGCAGTAGTAAAAGTAATGTTTGTTCCGCTTACCGTGTAATCAGTGACAGGCTCTTGGATCACACCATTAATACTTATGATTAAAGCTTCTGGCCTAACAGGAGTAATTGCTACGCCATTAGAAGCTACAGCATGAGTAGCATCGGAACCATCAAAGTCGCCTGAGAAGTCATCAAGCTTACTGTAGTTCCCGTGCTGTGGTGATTTACCTAGATATGGCATGTATTATTTCCTTTATGGACTAGCGGCAGCGTCACGTTCTGCACGGGTTTTGTAATCATCTCTAGCCAAAAGAGCAGTTATTAGACCATCATCCGTAGCGGGCATGGTTTCAACAGAGTCGTCCGCTTTTAGAACTGCTGACGCCTGTCCAGCCATGCGCTTCTTGCAATTATTGATCTTGCCAACGACTGCTGCCTGAATCCAAGCATCTATATCCAAAAGATCATTCAACAAGACCTTTTCATTGTGATCGGATATTTCTACTGTAACTGTTAACGCCATTTTATTTACCTTTCTTTGTAATAAGATTATTCTACTATATGATTAGGTAGCTAAAAATCCACTAAAAGTTGAATTATTGGCCGGAAGGTCTGCCCCCGCCGTTCCACCACCTATATAAATCACTACTTTAGCAGTATCGCCAGCATCCATATCTGCCAAAGCAGCTAGGGTAATTGTTTGAAAACTAGTGGTATCAAGCCCAGAAGAATTAAAAAGACTATAGTATGTTCTGTTTGATGTTACTAATCGCAAATTATAATAAGTTGAATCAATCTGCATCTCAGCAAAATATAAGCTAACATTAAGTTGATATTTACCCGTTACTGGGGCAGTAAAATTAGGTGTAGCAAAATTAGCACCAATATCATAATTTTCAGTACCCCAAGCGATATCTACCGCTGTATTAACGGCTATATCAGTTTGTTCGCTGGCTGGCCAAACGCCAAAAGCTGGTTGTAATGGTTTTGTAATCTCACCGGCTTCAGTAAACGCCATGTGGGTAGTAGTGCCTAAAGCGGACCCCAACCCAATAACAAGATCATCGGCGGTATCGTCTAAGCCAATATGAAAATCTTGTGCGTTGCCATCAAAAACAATAGCTGCGTCTTCTGCTCCTGCATCACCAATCGTCAGTGTTGGCGTAGTACCGGACAGAGTTACGTCCGAAGACATATCCATTCCATTTACTGTAACTTTTGTTACCGACATATTCTATTTCCTTTTATTCTGTATCATCTACTTCTTCAATGGTAGAAGTACCAGCTTCAACTTCCTCCAGCATACGGGCGTAATCCGTGTTATCTTCAGCAGGCGGAATATTCACGTTTGGAGTAGTTTCTGCCGCATAATATTTGGTCCGCCCATTGTAGGTATGTTTCATATATTTCATTGTTATAACTCCGCTGATGCTTGCAATGTCTGACCAGATTTGAGTTCACAATATAACCCGTTGCCGTCTGTGTAGCCTGAACCACTGCCAACGGCAGCTGATACACTACGAGTTCCTGCGACATTGGTGGACAGAGTGCCATCAACCCCACTAGCAGATGAATCAATTGTGTTAAAAGTTCCCCACGTCATCGTTGGTGCTGACCTCATTGTAACGGGAAGGTCTAACCCACCAACAAGACCTGTTGATGTACCCCTACACGCTCCAGATAGACTGACTTCACCAGCAGTAGTCCATTTAACGTAATAGCGTTGGCACTTAGCTATAGTCGTCCCGATATCTTCATGTGCAAAATCTGTCGCAACGCTGCCGACTTCTAGCTGGACTAAGCCGATATAAATATTATTCGCCGCATCGTCTAAAAGGTTTTGTGCGCCTGATGCTGAATATTTTTGACCAGCCGCCCATGATCCAATAGTTCCATCGGCTTCGCTTGATCCAACGCACAGCGGGAAATAAACGAACATCCCTGCCCCAGTGTCGTTATTGATTGTGCCGCCGGTATCTCCAGCAAATGTTAAGCTGAAATATTCGGCAGTGTCAGCAGAAGCGACAGTAAATGTTTGAGCCTGATGCCGAGTTCCGTCTTGTGCATACAATACTACGACATGAGTACCGGACTTGGGTGACCGAAAACAAAAGGATAGGGTCAGGTCTTTCGCTGCTGCATTACCCCAGTTGAGATGTTGCAGGTTTTGCGCCTCTAGCCTTGTTTCAATATTGCAGCGCATGTCCGACGCTATGCTTGTGTCCGCAGTTGTTACGTCAACTTTAAGCGCAGTATCAGTACCAAATGCGGCAAAAACACCTGATGTGTCTTGCGTGACTGTATATGCAGCAGATGTGCTATCTCGGAAACCTGTCCAGCGGTCCATCGTGTAGGCATTGTTGGCGGGATCAGCAAACGAGGTGCCTCTTTGTGACACCGTGAAATTTCCGTTAACCACCAAATTCTTCGACCCACCGGGAATAGGATTGCTGCCAAACCGGAATTGCTCCGTACCTCCTGCTGTTATACCAACAGTATCTGCCGCTGGAAAATATACACCAGTATTTAAATCACCAGTATTTGTTAATGTTGGAGTAGCTACTGCACCATCAGGAAGTGCTACAATAGAACCAGTTGCTGCTGTAAATGTATTAGCTGTTATCTTAAAATCATCAGCCCCCGCTATTTCTATATCAATGGTATCATCTGTATCCGCTGTAATTGATGTATCAGCATCAGCATCAAGAACAAGTTTCTGACCATTAATATCTAAATTAGCTAGTTCAGATGACGGGGCAGTTCCAATGTAAGGCATTACGTTATCTCCATAATTGACAGTACAACATCTGTTGCACCAGTACCCGTGACAGATAGCGTATCTGTAGTCTCCATAACTACCTTATTTCCTGACAGCAACTCTAGTGAACTATTGCCGGGAATAGGTGTAGTAGTTAGTAATTCAACATCTTGGTTAGTTTCATTATTAGCTCCCGCTCTATTAGCAGTATCTGTCCCAAGAGTAACCGTAGCATTAATGGAGCTACTAGTCGTATTACCTAGTATTAAACCTAGTACAACCGTAGTGGTGCTACCAGCAACAGTGTATATTACATCTGCTGATGTTACGCCCGCCTTAGTTACAACTTTAAATGTATTAGCCATGTTGTCCTTCCTTTATATCAGCCCAAAGCAATTGCTAAAGCAGTGGCATTTCCGCCAGTAAATGTATTAATATCAGAAGCAGGGATTTGCTTTGTAGTAGTTCCATCAATTACAATAAAAGCATCAGCATCTGCTAGCGTAATTGAAGATGTAGATTTTGCAGAACCGTCTAGTAAATTCAATTCAGCAGTTGTAACATTGGCACCATCAAGTATTTCTAGTTCCGCTTCTAGTATCGCCGCCGAACCAATCGTAAATCCTCCAGCAGTAACAACTCCCGTAGTTGTGATAGTAGATGACCCAGTATCAATAGTACCAAAGCCAGAAGTTATAGAGCCACTATTCAATGCTCCTACGGTAGTTGCTGCCGTAGTTACTAGATTTGGCATTGCGGTAATTTCATCGTCAAAGTACGCAGCTAGATCAGTAACAGCCACTTGTTTCATTGTACCTGCGTCATTAAATACAACCCTATCTGCATCAGCAACCGTAGTGGCCGAAGCAGAAGTATCGCCGTCTATAATGTTAAATTCAGTAGTAGTAACCGTAGCACCGTCTAGTATCTCTAGTTCTGCTTCAAGAATAGCAGCAGAACCAATGGTAAATCCCGTGCCAGTTACGACACCAGTGGATGTTATGGCACCGGAACCTATTGTTCCAGCAGCAGTTACATTGGCACCGCTAAATGTTAGTGCAGTAGTTGTACCTGATTTGATTATCAGATTACCGCTGGTATTTGTAGCTGAACCAAAGGTAGTTCCATCATCTTTAAAGAAGATATCACCACCACCAGCATCAAGTACAATATCTGTACCAGCATCAATATTAGCTAGAGCAGAAGCAGATATAGTAAGATCAGTACCGTCACCTTCAATCTTTTCCCCATCGTCACCAAACGTAATGCCTACATCCGTTGGGATATTTATATCAGATGTTGCAGTTAGATTAATATCGGCTCCCGAAGTAACTGTAAGATCAGTACTATCTCCTTCAATCTTTTCCCCAGTACCAAAAGTAATCCCTACATTAGCTGGAACAACAATGTCAGTAGTAGCTGTTAGGTTAATGGCACCACCAGAGGTTACTGTAAGATCAGTACTATCTCCTTCAATCTTTTCCCCAGTACCAAAAGTAATCCCTACATCAGCGGGAATAACCACATCAGCAGTAGCAGTAAGATTAATATTATTACCTGAAATTGTAAGGTCAGTACCATTACCCTCAATCTTTTCACCATCATTACCGAAAGTAACCCCGATATCCGCTGGGATGTTAATGTCCCCACCACTCCCAACTGTGATTGAAAGGTCCGTTCCATCTGATTCGATTTTCTCCGCTGTAGCAAAAGTGATACCCACGCCACTAGGAATATTAACATCGGCAACAGCAGTGAGATTGATATTATTTCCCGAAATTGTAAGATCAGTTCCATCGCCTTCTATTTTCTCTCCATCATTGCCAAAAGTTACACCTACCCCACTAGGAATATTAACATCAGCAGTAGCAGTGAGATTAATATCTGCTCCAGATGTAAGAGTAAGATCAGTACCATCTCCCGAAATATACTCTCCACCCTCATCATATAGATACAATCTTTTTGAACTGTCCAGTACTACATCATCACTAAACTTAAAGTGATCTTCGTCTTCCATCCACGTAAGCAGACCATCACTGGTTTCTCCATCAAAGGTTACTGCAATATCTGTTCCTGCAGTACCATCTCCTATTGTAATTGCTGTTCCTAAAAGCTTGGTAACATTGCCGCCCTCTGCTGCAGTACCATCGTGTGAATGCCCAGTAGACGCAGCAAATGCAGAGACAAGTTGTGTAAACTCATTGTTAAAATCTGCAGCATTAATTACTTCACCAGCTACAATCTCTGTACTGCTTTGTCTTGTATAGGTTGCCCCCATTATCGTCGTCCTCCAATTGTAAATTCTAACTGGTATGAATGTAAAGTAAATGCATTATCTGAACTATCGTGATTAACTCTTACTGCAATAAGAAAACCTGATCCTTCAATTGCCCGTCTAAAAATAGGTGCACCACTTGAATCATACACGGCATTACCATATGTAGAAGCCGAACTACCATAAATTGCTATGCCGCCGGGAGAAGAAACATCAAAATATGTAGGTTGTGGAACATCCCTAGAATCAGAATCATATCTTATTCTTAATTGAGCATCTACCGTTCCTTCAACTTCATAATTTAAAATTACTCGTTGCATTAATTTACGAAGACCTGCATCTCCAAGAGATAAATCAGGTGATCTATAAACTGCTACAACATTATCTCCGTCAAACGTATCTCCAAGTTCTTGTCGTCTAACAAAGCCATCATAACCACCTTCCATAATATATTCAGTATTACCAATAATTCCCGATTCCATAGCAGAAGGTTTCATTCCTTTAAGATCAGCAAATTCATAACCTATACCTTGCTGAGTGCGTTTAAGTGTAGCTAAAATTCCCCTACTATCTGCTGCTATACCCCCTGTTGCAGGATAAAATAATCTGTACTGGCTTTTATTTCTTACAATTACAGAAGAAAGATTATCAAATCCTATATCTTGTATTCGCTGTTGTATAGGTTTAGATACTGTACCTAATTCTATATCACCAATTCTTTCTGTAGCAGCAATAGTTCTTAATCCATCTGGTGTTAGGAATAATAAATCACCGCCAATTTCTTGAACCGAAAAACCATCAGAGCATCCTAGTACACGAGTTACAGGAGAAACCTGCCAATCGGCTATACTCGTTCCCGTTAATCTATAAATTCTATCTGTACCAAAGATCAATAAACTATCACGAAAACTTTTTATTTCTACAATACTGGTATCTACTTTAATTGATCCAGCACCGTTTGCTGCTGTAAAATCTGCCTCGTTAAAAGGGGCAGAAAAGACTAGTTCCTGTGGAGTTGAAGACATTCCCGCAAAAAATGCATGATCTCTAAATATTTGTACAGAGGCAGGATCAGCAGGGGCACCAGTAGCATTTAAAAGAGTATATGTTGATCCATCGAAAGTAGCTGCATTATTAACATCATCTACCATAATAACTTTTAAAGTATTAGAAAAATTAAAATCATCAAACTTATACCGACCAGCAGAAGTTCGTGTAGCTATTGAAGAACCCCAGCCTGTACCAGTACCAAATTTTAATACATTTCCTGCTGCCGCTAAAAGTCCACTATTAAAAATTTTAAGCCCAAGTATTGCATTACTACCATCTACTTGAGTACTATCAAATTTAGTAGAACCAGTAAGCCTTCTATATCCACCCCCAATACTTGGTTCAAAATTTTGTAACTCAACTGCCGCTCCCGGTGGCATGGAAAAATCATCCCTATCAAGAACTAAACCACCCCCTAAAGAAACTGTTACAGGAGATATTGCTGAAGTATCTGGCATTTATATTATCCTGCTGGTTTAATTTGTTCTTCAATAAAAAGAGAAACAGTTAAGTCATTTGCTGCAGATGCTTGTGCTTTAAATATATCTCCTGCTTCTAAGAATATATTAGCATCATTTATACGAAGGTAACTATCTGCTGCTACACTAGCTGTACTAACTAAATCGAAAGTAGCACTAGCAGAAGTATCAGTCCATTTAAGTGTTATGTCTGCAGCACTTGTGCCGTCAATATTAGTAACCCATACTTCTTTTATAGTAGCCGAAAAATTAGCAGGGCAAGTATACACCGTTGTTAAGTCGGTGCTAGACAAAGCTGAAGCAGCATTTATAATTCTTACAGCCATGTGCTAGCCCCCTTTATTAAAGGCATAAAATACTTGCTCACCTAATATTAAAGATGAGCAAGTATTTATGCATACTTAGTTACTAGGAAACACTAGCACTAAACGGCGTAGCCTCTGTACCAGAAGCATTAAGCAAACCACTAACCGTGTACTGGTTAGTAGCAATATCCGTTAATAGGAGATAATCTCCAATTTGTACACCCCCCTGCGTAGTACCATTAAGAGTAATAGTATCTGTAGCAGCAACGGTAGGCCAAGAGATAAGAGAGGCCGTTCCACCAGCCGAACCATCATTCGTAACAACTACCGAACCATCAATCGTATCAGTCGCATCAGCAACCTTAATAACATAGTTAGAAGTATTAACAACAGATACAATAAATTTATACTCATCACCTGAACCCGTAGCCGCTGGCAGCGTAAACGTAGCTGCCGCATCACCGCCGACTTCTCCCATAAGAAGAATACGACCGGCATGTTCTGCTTGCGTAATTGCATCAGTTGCAGTAAGAGTTACTAAATCTCGTACAAACGATCCCCCAAGAGTAGTAGTACCTGCAGTGACAGTAACCCCACCGGCAGTAACAGTTAAACCACCTGAAGTTACCGTCATGCCATCTTCAACAAAAACATCTTCAGGGACACGAGATACTCCTTGTGTCATTTTAAAACTAGCCATTTATATATTCCTTTCTTTAGCTAAGTTATGATACAGTAGCACTAAACATCGTGGCGATATTAGAACCAGCGGCACAAGTAACCATACCGCTTACTGCATATTGATTAGATGCTATATCAATAAGTTCAACATAATCACCTATCGCACCCCCACCAGTAGTCGTACCATTTAATGTAATGGTATCTGAAGCAGCAGCAGTTACAAAAGAAGTAGCTGCTGTTCCGTCAGCATCAGTAATAATAATCTGACCGTCTATAGTGTCTGTTGCATCTGCTACTTTAATTAGATAATTAGAAGTATTTACTACAGATACAACAAATTTAAATACGCTACCCGTGCCCGTTGCAGCAGGAAGCGTAAAAGTTGCAGCGGCATCGCCGCCGACTTCGCCCATAAGAAGTGTTCTACCTACATGATCCGCCGTAGTTATAGAGGCAGTTGCAGTTAGAGTTACAATATCGGCAGTATGCCTATCAACATTTTCACTTATAAGTCCTTGTAATAGAGACATAGGCTTTCTCCTTACGACAACACTAGTCGCATTGTTACATCCGTACCGCCTACTCGTTGGTAATTTAAGTATTGAGCATCACCTGCTTGTTTAGGTACAGTGAGTGAATGTAAGCCAGAGGCTAATTTAATATCGTTAGCCGTACTAATAGCAGCAGTACTAGAAGCACCAAAATTAACATAAATTTCACCATTTAAATGAACCGTTGCCAAATTATATTTTGTAACATTTGTTCCTGCTGCAGTTGAGGCAACGGTTACAACCGACTGCACATCCCAGAACATGTTATTTCCTTGCGGTACTTGCGTCATTAATCTTCTCCTATATTAAAAAGTTGCCGAAGAGGCATAAACAGAATGGCTTGATCTGGGGATATAAGTAGACCGCACATAATCATACCTGTTAATAAGTAAAGTTTGCATATGCTTTATGCCCTCATTAAATAAGGCAAAACTACGTTCGTACAAAGGTACTTCACTTCTATACAAATAAGCATAAGCAATAGCACCGTCCGTAATAATATAACCGAACCTATCTGGAATTGAAGTAGTATCATCATGGGCAGAAAGGTCTGCACTAGGATGTGTGTAGTAATCAAATGTTAATGTATACGCCTTATCAGGAAAGGGCCATAGACCATACGTATTATCTGGATGTCTAAATACATGAGTAGGTACACCCCCTGCATCAATTTGAGCTACAGTATCTGCACTTGAATGACTGGCAGCAGTTGTACTTTCTGCAGCCCGTGTAGCCCCAGTAAATGTTGTAGAAGTTGTTCCTGTATATGTAATACTCTCTGAATTAATAATTATAGTTCCTGTAGAATCAAAGGAAGAAGTGCTAGATACGGGAATTGTTGTATCATCATCGTCAATACCACTAGTTAATGTAGTAGTTACTGTGTCGTCTTCCTGCTTAATAAATAAATTTAAATATTCTTTATAATCTAAATATGCTAGATGACGAGTAGCATTACCAAAGGTTTCACTTTTTCTAATTCTAAACGTAGCATAATCTACATGCTTTGTATTTGAAGGCAATGCGTACTTAACTACCCCTGCTGTAAGCGTCTTACTAACTTCTGCAGCATTAAAGGGCCAACCAAATTCCCGTTGATTAATATAACGGATAGATTGATTGACCGCATTTTTTACTTGTATTTGAATACCACGAGCATCACTAAAGTCTGTTGAAGTAAGTTGTACTTCATTGAGTTTAGCTAATGCATCATTTGTATATGTTAGAAATGAATTTGGCATCTATTCTCTTTTCTATAAAGTTAGTGAGGGAGACTTTTATTGCCCCCCTCACCATACTCTAACTACGCAAGCTGATCACGATCAACTTCCACAGTATCTTCACCCCAACCGTTACAGTCGATAGCACAAGCGTAAACCCTCAGACGACCTTCCGTAACATCTGCAGAAGCCGCAATCAACTTAACGTCAATCGTGTCTACAGCAGTTACAAAACATTCGAACAAAGAGTCAGCACCAGTGATAACATCGTTGGATTGGCCGTTAGTTCCTTCAGCGAGAATACCCGTTGAAGTAACGTCACCACCATCAATAATGTCATCCCCTTCCGCAAAATCAATATCTACCGTTGGCGAGGAGCCATCGAAAGCTTTCAAAACTTCCGCGCCCGCAAACAAAATAAACGTGTTTACAGGAACTTCTAGGAGTTGAAAGATATCGCCGTTAGTACAAGAATAACCATCACCAGTCAATACGTCCATGTCGAGGACAGCTTCAAGCATCCTCATTTTTTGACCGCCACGATCTCCCTGATTAATAGCACTGGAGTTGGAATTTACGCCAGTGGTAGCTTTAGCTGTCATATCAAAAGTTGCCATAGTGTATATCCCCTCCTATGCTATGTTATACTTGGCATTGGCAACTGCTTCTGGCCGAAGAATTTTCCGACCATAGAGATGCATACCACGCACGATATCCGCAAAGCTATCAGGATCACGATAAGATTCCGTCTTCGTGATCTGGCTTGCAGTGGCAATAGCGGAAGCATGTCCCGCAACAATAACACCATAGTTAGAGTTCTGATTAGCGGTACCACTCGTACCGGGACCAGTACCCACAGAAGGTAGATTGTTGGAAACATACACCTTAAAGCCATAGTAGTTGTTTAGAACCAGCCCGTTACGCAACGCACCAGCTTCACCAAAGTCTGAATTTAGAAAACGTGAGTCTTCATCCATCAGAACTTCCATGAAGTGAGGCGAAATAACAAGCCAGCGACCATCCTTGTCCACAAACTGCGTGTCCAACAGACGGCCCATACGAGCCACAACCATGTTTGGAGACGCCGTAGCAGTGGGAAGGGCACTAGCACCCGGAAGTCGGGGAGCAAGCGGAATAGAATGCGTACCCGCCGAAGTCGTAGTGATGCTACCGAAATCACCCTTCTTTAGCTGCATGGAAGATAGCAACTCATTTGAACCAGCAGTCGAAACAGCCTTGGTTCCAGATACCGTAGTATTAGCGGTACTGGCTACAGCACTGAGCGAAGCCTGAGCAAAACCCGAAAGGTAGCCTAGAACTTCTTGGTCATACTGATCTTTCAAGCGATAACCTGCCCGATCAGATGCCATCGACTGAAAATTCACATGCGAATGCGCCTCTTCAATGTCATCTACCTTGAAGGCAAAGTAGTTTGCCTTGTCTACGACAAGACTAAAATCTTCATCATCAAGGTCTTGTGGAGTAACCTGAGCACCACGAGCATACTCTTTGACCGTGATTTCAGGCTCTTTAATAATGCGGACAGTATCACCCATACTGGCGATCTCACCAAAGTAATCATTATTGGTGATGTCCTCTGCGACAGACGACTTACGAAAAGCAAGCTGAGTCTGTTTGGAATAAATTACAGGGCTAAAATTACCGTTAGGTAAATTATTATAACCTGCTGCACGAGTAAAAGCCATATTAGCTCTCCTTTTCTCGTATTTAACAGACGCTAACTTACAATTGTCTTGTAGAGGCTATTTTTTCAGGGTGCATTAATTAATATATTTGGCCTAATATATTAGTAATGGGCCTAAAGTAAAATAGGTAAGTCATTAAGATAATAGTAGTTGCATATTTTAGTTTAACGTATGAGTAGTCCCATAGTAATAGGAGGTCATAAAATTATATATATAGTTATATATATATATTAGGGTTTGTCAAGGATTATCTTGCCGATCCTGAAATATCATAAATAAATTTATCGGAACGAATAGCTTCCATAATAGCCTCTTGGTGCTCTTCATATTCATCACTTGACATATCTTGTACATTAGACTCTCTAAAGTAATCAGATGTTTCATCAGATTGAGGGCGGCTTCGTTCAGTCTTTTCAGATACAGCAAAGGCAGCATCCTTATTATTCTTCTTTTTAGAAGCTTTAATACCCTTATCAGATTTATATAAATCAATTGCTCTGGATGCAGCTAAGGCATCTACATCATTTTCATATAAAGCATCTTGAATCCACTTAGGTTGTTCTTCCGCCCACTCGTGAAATGCATCATCACTACGTA